CCTGGCAAACGGCTCTGTATGAGAGACTCCAAGGCCCGGCTGATGACCGATCAGTCGAGTTCTTCGTCGATCGCGACGGAGGATTCGGTAAGTCATGGTTTTGCGGATATGCTTATTCTCGGATCGAGTTTACCCAGTTGTTGGGACCAGGAAAACGGGATGATTTAGCTCATGCTGTTGATACGCGTTCGCGGGTGTTCCTGTTTAATATTCCTAGAGGTCAAATCGAGTATTTGAATTACGGTTTACTCGAGATGCTGAAGGACCGTATGGTTCTCTCACCGAAATACGAGAGTCAGATGAAGATTCTTCTCAATATTCCGCATGTGGTAGTGTTTACTAACGAGGAACCCGATATGACAAAGATGTCGGAGGATCGCTATGTAATAGAATATCTAAGTTAAAAAAGAGCCGTGGGGCCCCGCGGTAGCGGGGTGTCGGCTCCAAACATTCACCCCTTCATAGGGTTAGGCTCGGGGTTTCCTACGAGTGCTTGGTATTTAGTGTTTTGGTTCTCTGAAATAGGTGACAACACGGATCGAGGTTCCAGCGCAAGCTCCGGGAGCCACTCCTGTGGCTTGGTTCCAAAAGGCGAACCAGAAGACGTGGAAGACTCGTCCATCTGTTGCTGTAGTTGACTCAGAATTGTTGTAACGAGTCTGTCGTTTAAGTGGAATGTACCAGTCTGTGTTGATCCAACTGGATCCTCCTTGTTTGTTCCAGCTTCCTGGCTGGTTGCCTGTGTTGAGGACATAGCGACGATGTTTGAGAACGGTGTAGTCGTCGGTGTTGATAGGAAGGCAGTGGAATTCCAGTCCGCTGAGCGCGTTTGAAAAAGATACGGCACGAACGTCTGAACTTTGACGGAAGAAGTTTTGTGTGTCGATGCCGAGAGTGGTGTTTTTAGGTGCGATGACTGCTTGGTTGAAGTAAATAGGTGTATTAGTGGTGGTGTTTTTGACTTCCATGCAGATCTTAAATCCGCGCATGTTCACATGTTGGCGTTGGCGCTGATTCATTGCTGTTCCCTGTGCGAAGGCAGTAAGGTCCAAAGTGTACAGTGTGTTGTTGTTTCGCACGATTGCAACTTCGTTGGCGGCAAGGAAGCTCTTTGAATTCGTTGAAGATACCTGTTCACCGATCCGGGTCCGGGAGAACAATTTCTTACGTGGAGGACCGCGGCTAAGTCGTCCTGCGTAACCCTTCCGCTTGCGTCGTAAGTACGCACGTGCAGCACGCCCAATAACGCGTGCTGCAGCCCCTGCATACGGTTTCCAATTAACGCTCCTGCGTGCGGCATAGCCCCGCATCGCCAGCCGTGCCGTGTATGGTACTATCGCGTTCATTTTTTATGAGTGAGCTGGTTCATTATTACCCAGCTCACTTCTTGCTCTGCTCATAATCTCATGAATGGCTCAATCCCGTAGTTGGTGTTTTACGGTCCCCAATTACAATGACGAACAGTTGCTCCATTTGCAGTTGTTGGGTGAAGATGCCCGTGTCTCGTACCTTGTATTTGGACGAGAAGTTAGTCCAGGAACAGGACTTAGGCATCTACAAGGTTATGTCCGATTTAACCAGCGAATTAGATTCTCCAGTGTGCGAGGACTGCTGCCGCAGTGCCATCTCTCTTGTGCGAAAGGGAGTCCGGAACAAAACTTCGTATACTGCAGCAAAGATGGCGACTTTGACGAGTTTGGTACTCGGCCAGTTAGCTCTCAAGGAAGACGATCTGACTTTGAAAGATACCGTGATTGGTGTATCGAGCTCGGTCGCCTCCCAACCGAGCGTGAACTTGTCGAACAGTGGGTTTCTCTCTACGGACGATACCGTAACGCGCTTCACGCGATCGCTCGAGAGGTGTGTCCACCCCCCATCCTTCGCGACGGTGATTTGCGGCCCTGGCAAACGGCTCTGTATGAGAGACTCCAAGGCCCGGCTGATGACCGATCAGTCGAGTTCTTCGTCGATCGCGACGGAGGATTCGGTAAGTCATGGTTTTGCGGATATGCTTATTCTCG